TTTGATAAATTGTTAGGATTGGTTGGACAACATCGGAGATATTAGATGAATGTACGCATGATGCCGCCACAGGGTCCTATGGGTCAGCCAATGCCGCAGGGTGGATCGCCTGCTCCTATGGGTCCTCCGATGGGGGGTCCTCCACCACAGATGCCGATGGGAGGTCCTATGCCTCAGCAGTCTTCTGGTAAGGGTCAGGGATTGGGGGCTACGTTTGGTGGCAGTGCGGCTGGTCGTGGTCAGTTTAAGCAGTTTATGAGTTCGAAGAAGCAGCAGGCACCATCTATGCAGGTTCCTCAGATGCCTATGGCTCCTGCGATGCCTCAGTCTCCTATGTTACCGCCTCCTATGCCGACGAATATGGGGCCTATGAAGCCTATGGGTGCTCCTAATATGGGTGGTGGTGCTCCACAGTTGGGTCGTCAGGCACCTGTTGGTGGTGGAATTGGCAGTGCGCCTATGGGTGTTGCGTCTAATACGAATGCTGTTCGTGGTTTTGCTGATGGTGGTTCTGTGCCGCGTCAGACGGAGATTGCGGGTCAGCCTCATTATTTGGCGTATATTAATCCTGAAGAGGGTGATATTTTGAAGGGATTGGGCGGTGCTGAGGCACCGGGTCCGGGTGGTATTCCGAGTTATTTCTTTCATAATGAGGAGGCTAGGGAGAAAACTTCAAAAGCTATTTCAGATTTCTTTAGCGGTGGAAGTTCAAAGCCTGCTGCTGCTCCTTCTCCTAGCAATGACCGTGATGATCCTGTTTATGATAATTATTATGACGCGATTGATGCTGAAGGTGTTGGCGCTACGGTTAATATTGGCGGTAAGATAGTCAAAGCTGAGACTGCTGACGGTTATACTGGTAGTGGCTCTACGGCGAGTGACAGTTACGTTGATGATACGTTTGGCAGTGGTAATATTTACACTGAGACGACTCCGGGCGCGAGTACGGTAAATTTTGGAAATGACGACAATGATTACAGTTACACGGATACGTCTAGTATATCTGGCATTTCTGATGCGTCTGGCGTTGATTACAATCCGACTGCTAACGATGTTGCGGAAAGACTCGATGACGGTCTTTTCAACAACTACGATATTCTTCCTTCAACGAACACTTCTAATTTAACGGTTCAAAAATCCGGAGCTAACGGGAAGGAGTATTACACGGACGAGTTTGGCACCTTTAAAGGTTTTGTTCCTGAGGATGACAATAGTTTAGACCCTTTTGGCGGCGCTGGTCCTGATATTTCCAATGATTATGTAACAAATGACGGCGGCATTTCTTATACTTATGACCCTATTGTGAGCGGCGGTACTGGCACGACTACTGCTGGCACTGGCGGTTATGACGGCAGCACTTACGATGAGGTTCCTGATGTTGGTGCAGGCACTGAGCTAGACACTACAGTAAGCGATTATGAGAATGAGGCTTACGGCGGCGCGATAGAAGATTATTACAATCCTCCTCCGAGTGATGATGGCGGGAATGAGGTTTATGTACCTCCTGCTGCTGATCCTGAGCCTCCTGCACCATCCCCTGTTTATTATGACGCTGTTGGCAATGCGTATGGTTCACAGGCTGAGGCGTCTGCTGCGGATGCTGCGGCAGAGGCTGCTCAACAGCAGGCTATTGACATAGCTTCTCAGTCTGATGGTCAGGCTGGTTACACTTTTGGCGGCATGGACATTGAGGGTCAGGATATTGATGCGGTTCCGAGTTCGGATGTGTCTCGAATTAATAAATCTATTATAGATTCTGAGAATACTGCTATTCATGTAGGCAATGTTATGTCTATTATTTCTAATAGCGGTTTGGAATCTGCTTATGGTTCTTATGATGGTAAGAATGATTTATTTTATGATGTAAATAATGACGGTCAGGTTACTCTGACTGATGCCATAACGATTAACGAGAGAAAACTTGATATTGGTAACGAACTGTCTGGTGCTGATTCTACTGGTTACGATGATGGTTATTTGGATGTTTTACAGGGCGATACTGATGGTATTACTTTAGGATCTGATGTGATTGGTGGAACTGGCGGCGAACAAACTCTTGAAGATTCTATGTCTGAGATTGAGGCTTATCTTAATAGTGTTAATGCTGCTGAAAGTGTTGTTCCCACTGGGGTTGGCGCGACTGACGACGATCTAGCAACAGATTTTAGCGCGTTTGATACTACAGGAACAGACAGCAGTGTCGGCGGCTATGATGAAGCTGGGTTGAATGCTTTTGGCGGGTTGTTAAATCAAGATTACACTGACCTTACAGATTCAGGCTTTCAAGGTTTGGATCTTACTGAAGGTGGCAACACAATTGGTTATGCAACCAGCGGAAAAAATGCAGGCAGTGCGGCAATTGCTACATATGACGGTCGTGTAGAAATATTAGGACCGGGTGCTACCAAAACAGATGTTTCTTTTGATACTGTTGATGAAGCAATAGATTATCTGACAGACAGTGGCGGTGACGTTGGTGCGACTGACGATGACTTGGCTACTGACTTTAGCACGGTTTCCACTGAAACTGAAAAAGATTTAGCGTTTCAAAATTATCTTGATGGCTTGGTTGACACAGATTTCACAGACCCTGAACAAACTGGCTTGGAGGCTATGGAGGGCGATATTAGTGATTTGCCTGATAATCTTCAGGACACGAATATTTTGAGTGACTTTGATATAAGCGAGATTGAATCAATCGCTGAAGATTTCATGAATAGTTTTGATGGCAAGACTGAAGATGAGTTAATTGCTGATCAAGGCATTATGATGCCGTCTGACGAGGCTTTTGCTCGTGCTGAAGAAGACATGAGTGGTTTGGATATTTTGGCTGAGGCTGCTTTATCTGGTGACACTGATGACGAAACTGATGTTGTTGTTGCGAAAACGCGTGAGCAGAAGATTGATGATTTAGTTGCTGCTGGTGTTGATCGTACTTTAGCGGAAGCGAGTATAGACAGTTTAGAGGGTGGCGTAAATGTTGATGATGGCACATCTGCTGCTGAGTTGCGTGATACTCTTGTAGAGCAGGTTATGTCTACGCAGCCGACTGCTTCTGAGTTGTATTTGTCTGCTATGGGCAAGGTTGGCAGCGGTGTTTTTGATCTTGATGATGATGAGCAGCGTGCGTTGTATGGCGCTCGTGGTCAGACGCCGAATGCTGCTGAGACTGCGTATTTGCAGAGTTTGTTGAGAGATGTGAAGCACACTTCTGATGGTCCGATTGATGAGCGAGAGTATATTACTGAACCGACTACCTATGCTTCAACTTATAACACTGAAACGGGAAAATTTGAGGGTTCTGATCAGGTAACTGGAGGCGGTGGTGTTATTGCCAATCCAAACTTTGGCAAGCCTATGTATGAGGCTGGTGATTCGGTTGCTGAACAAACGCTAGGTGAGACTGTAGAAGACTTTTTTGTTAAGGCGTTTGATATTTTCGTTAATCCTCTGACTATTTTTGGGGATGATTACACGCTTGAGGGCGCGAATGCGCGGAATGTTCAGGCTCAGTTGGACGCGTATAAGAACGGTGGTACGTTTGTTTACGGGGAAGATGGGGCGACTGTTATTGGTGTAGCGCAGCCTAACTTTGACGCGAGTGGTGATGGTAACAATGACACTGTTGTTTTGATAAATGACGATGGTGAGATTACTGTTTCTAGTGATGCTATTGCTGCGGTGGACATTGAGAACAGCAACAAGAATTCTGGTTTGGACAGTGAAGTTGATGACATTGATTTGATTGACTCAAGCACCACGTTTACGAACACTGAGGACGGTGTTGTTCAGGAGTCTGCTTTTGATGACATTGTTGTTGGCGGTGATGACAGTGGTGCTGATCCATGTCCTGAAGGTTTTTATCTTGATCCAGTAACTGGGATTTGTATGCCGATGGATGATATTGGCGATGTTGGTGATACGTCTGGCGGTGGTATTTCGATAGGTGGTATTACCCGCGGTAGTTCTGATTACATTACGGGTGGTGTTCCATCTGATGTAAAGGGTTTGAAGATTACGAAGCCTAAGCAGTTTAACCGCGGTGGCATGGTAAGTCCGAACATTGATAGATTCATTCAGTCTTTAGCAAGTTAAGGTTTTATCTATGAGCTTTATGTATGAACGAGGTCGCGGTAGTATTTACGATAATTACCCTAGTTCGAAGCCGAAATCGAAGCCTACTGAGGTTCCTAAAGAGGATGAGGAGAAGGGTTTTTTTGAGTCTATAGGTGATTTTTTTAGTAGCTTTGGTGGCGATGATTCTCCTGCGCCTGTTTCTGGGGGTCGTGGAAATGTGGTTGAGTCACGAAATGAGCGGCGGGATTACATTAACGATGTTGTGGTTCCATCTCCTGTATCTGCTCCTGAAAGGCCGCAAATATATGAGGATGTTTTAGGTCCTGATTCTGATGATAACGCATATACAACCAGATATAATCCACAGACTGAGATATTTGAGGTTGTTGATAATCCAGCGTTTATGCGGAATAGAAACAGGGATGATATAACGCGTAACTTTGTTGAGTACATTCCTCCTAATATGCGTGATGCTTTGATGGTTGGTGGTCAATACGGACGTTCTATTCCTCATGCGTTGGTAGATAATATTGTTGGTTTGAACGATAATGTTCAGAGTGTTGGCGAAGATTTGGGCGCATACGCGGTTGATGATCCTTTAGGTTTTGGCACTGATATTGTGACTGGATTGGCTGAAGGGGCTTATGATCTTGTTACCAGTCCGATTGATACGGTTTCTGGTTATTTGGGAGATGTTTATGGCGCAGCAACGCGAGATCAAACGAACCGAACTGCTGATCAGAGGTTAGGTGATTTATTTACTGCGGGTTCCATTATTCCTGTGGCAAAGGTAGGGCAGGGGCTTGGTTCGGCAGCTAAAAACAGCAATATTGCTAAGGGTTTTAGAGGCGAGCTTGCAGCAGATTTTTATGGCCCTGATGGTCCACAAGTAGCTCCAAATGTGGGTGGATTTAGGGTTCCAGAAACTGATCAATTAAGGGATTCTCTTACTGCTGAGTATGATATTTTAAAAAGTTCTGGTCTTTCTGATTATGAAATCGAAAGTAAATATGGGATAAAAGCCTATCAAACAAATGACCCTTCAGTTCCTCGTGTTGTTGGAACTGTTCAGCCGTCATCTGAGGTTGATATATCTAGTGAGCCTTACACTTTAGAAAAAATGTCTGGATCATATGGAGGTATTTATAAACCTTCAACTGATGAAATTATTATAAATAAAAGACATAATCCAAACCCTGCTGAGATAGATCGAATACTTCGTCATGAGGTAGAGCACAGAAGGCAGCGCGGAGCAGGGCAGAGAGGTTATCAATATGGCACAGGTGGTATGGAGTATTCTTTTAGACTTCAAGAGAAAGCATTGGAGGATTTAAACAGTCAAATTAAGCAGGAGCGGGACCCGTCAAAAAAGGCAGAGTTACTCGCAGAGAGAGACAGGGTTGCAAATATTGATGCTGCTGGTTCTTACTTTAATAGTCCCACTGAGCGTGGTGCGCGTCAAGCTGAGACAAGTCCGTTTACAACATATGACCCTACTGTTACTGCTGCTGAACTTCTTGATCCACAGATTAATCCTAATCGAAATTTATTAGGGCGTATTGATGATTCTATAAGTAGAGCCATTCTTCCTACTTATGGTGGTTTATCTCGTTTTAGAGAAATGGGTCCAAGAGTTCCTTTTTCTAATGATAAACTTTTTAAGGGTCTTGCAGAAGCTGCTCTGCCACTTGCGCGTATGAATATACCTAGAACGCCTAGTACAAGGGGTAATCAGCCTGTTCCATTTATAGCTGGTCCTGATGGTCGTGTAGATGAGGCAGTATATAGTTTACCTGAAGGCCGCAGTATTCCCGACGATATTCAGAAAATGATTGATGGTTTGAACAAAAAGGCTCCTGTTGTTGAGTACGAAAACAGAAAAGCGCAGATGATGGCAAATGGTATTTCAGGTACTAAGCTGCAATCTAACTTGGATAATTTAGCTAGGAATTTGGGCATTGAACGAACTGACAGGTGATTTTTCAAAGTACCTCACTGATGAGGAACTAGCTAAGGTTGCTCCTATGTTAGAGCGTTTAAAGACGCTTGATGATAGGAATGAGAAGCACGATAGTTTTATGAGCTTTGTGAAGCATGTTTGGCCTCAATTTATTGAGGGTCGGCATCATAAGATTTATGCTCAGAAGTTGCAGGACGTTGCGGATGGCAAGTTAAAGCGTTTAATTATTAATATGCCTCCGCGTCATACGAAGAGTGAGTTTGCGAGTTATTTGTTTCCGACTTGGTTAATGGGTAGGCGTCCTGATTTGAAGATTATTCAGGCGACACACACGGCTGAGTTGGCTGTTGGATTTGGTCGAAAGATCAAGAATTTGATTGAGAGTGAGGATTTTAAGGATGTTTTCCCGAATGTTAGCTTGGCTACAGATGCTAAGGCGAGTGGTCGTTGGAGTACCAATGGCGGTGGTGAATATTATGCGGTTGGTGTGGGCGGCGCTTTGGCGGGTCGCGGCGCGGATTTGGCGATTATTGACGACCCCGTTTCGGAACAAGACGCGTTAAGTGTTACTGCATTAGATAACATTTACGAGTGGTACACTTCTGGTCCGAGGCAGCGTTTACAGCCCGGTGGTTCGATTATTATTGTTATGACGCGTTGGAGCATTCGTGATTTAACTGCGAAGGTTTTGAGCAAGCAGAGCGAGAAGGGCGCTGATAAGTGGGAGATTGTTGAGTTTCCTGCGATTATGCCGTCTGGTGATCCTTTGTGGCCTGAGTATTGGAGCTTGGATGAGCTTGAGGGTGTTAAGGCATCTATTCCTGTTGCCAAGTGGAATGCTCAGTATATGCAGAACCCTACTGCTGAAGAGGGTGCGATTATTAAGCGTGAGTGGTGGAACATGTGGGAGAAGGATGATCCTCCTCCTTGCAGTTATATTATTCAGAGTTATGACACTGCGTTTAGTAAGAGTGATCGTGCGGATTACAGTGCGATTACGACTTGGGGTATTTTTCATTATGATGAGACGCGTGAGGATCATATTGTGTTGTTGGACGCGGTTCGTGGTCGCTGGGAGTTTCCAGAGTTAAAGCAGCAAGCGCATGAGTTATATGATATGTATGAGCCTGACATGGTTCTTGTTGAGCAGAAGGCGAGTGGTATGCCTTTGACGCAGGAATTGAGGCGCATGGGCATACCTGTAACGCCATTTACGCCTAGTAGGGGTGCGGATAAGTTTACGCGTATGCACGCGTGCGCTCCTGTGTTTGAGAGTGGCATGGTGTGGGCACCAGAGGCTAATTTTGCTGATGAAGTTATGGAAGAATGTGCTGCATTTCCCAATGGTGAACATGATGACTTGGCTGATTCGATGACTCAGGCTATACTGCGTTTTAGACAGGGTGGTTTTATTACCACTCCGAGTGATTATGACGATGAAGAAGATGCCGCGTTTATGCGGCGCAAACGCGAATATTATTAGGAGGCTTTTATGGCACAAAAAGAAGCAATCATGAGGGCACTCATGGAAGCGATGGGCAGTTCCGCACCGATGACATCAAAGCGTCCGATGGCGCGTCCGAAAGCGGGTATGGGTCGTGCGGGTGCATCACTTATGGGCGAAGCAGGTAAAACAATGTCAGACGCTGATCGTATGCGTCAAAAGCGTATGGATCGTGCTGGTATGTTGCAGGCTTTAGAGGCTGGTGAGATGGGTCAGATGTCTCCGATTGAACTGGCTCGTTTGCGCAAGAAGCTGGGAATGATGGGCGGTGGCAAGGTCATGAAGTATGAAGCTGGTGGCGCTGTTGAAGTTAAGGGCAAGAAGAAAAAGCCAAAGATGGGCTGTGTCATGAAGGGACGCGGCGGTAAATATAAAGGAAGAAGCTAATGCCAAATACACCAAAGAAATATAAGGGTTTTGCAAAGTTACCAGAGCAGGTTCAGAAGCAAATGGACCCAGAGGCTGCTATGAGGTACATGGAGGGCGGCGCTGTTAAGAAATACATGGGCGGCGGTCGTGTTATGAAGTATGGTCATGGTGGTAATGTCGAGAAAGACGGCGTTATGTATGAGCATGATCCAGAGCCTCAAAAGGCTTCTATGAAGGGTGGCACAGGTGGTGGTCATTCTCGTGGTGGTGGCGCGGCTATTAGTGGAACCAGATTTTCTGGAGTAAAGTAAATGGCTAAAATTGTTATCAACATAGACATGGACGAACTGCAATCTGGTATCAACCAAGTTGTTGATGACGATATGTATGAGATGGAAGAGGTCGAATTTGTTTGCCCTCTTTCTACCAAAGATTCTGACGTAAATTCGGAAAACAAAGAAAACGCTATTCAGGAATATGCTTATGGCCCGTCTGTAAAGAATTGGGAAAAGAAGAAGCAGATTTGCGGAACTTGCGCGTATTATAACATTCGCTCAAGCATGTTGGACTGCATTGAGAATGGTCTTGGCATGGATGAGGGTAGCGAAGTTGGTTATTGCGAAAAGTTAGATTTTACCTGTGCGGCTGAGAATGTGTGCAACGAATGGGAAAAGGGCGGTCCTATAACCGACTTTGAGGACATTAACACGCTTGAGCCAATTGAGGGTAACGAGAGGGATATTTTCTAATGGCAGTCGAACGTGGATTGGGTTCTGGTGGCTTACCTGAAGCTCCTATGATTCCAGAAGAAGATATTCTTCAGAACGTAATTGATTTACCTGCACAGCCCGGAGTTACTGAGTTTGATGACGGCAGCGCGATTATTGGTGAATACGAAGAGGATCAGCCTCCTGTTCAGCCTGTGCCGTTTGATGGTAATTTAGCAGATGTTATTGATGAGGGTGAGCTTGGTCGTATTTCTTCTGATTTGGTAAATTCTATTGAGGATGATTTAGCGGCTCGTGAGGATTGGGAAGACACATATAAGCGCGGTTTAGAGTTTCTTGGTATGAAGACTGAGGAGCGTTCAGAGCCGTTTGAGGGTTCTTCTGGGGTTATTCATCCCTTGTTAGCTGAGAGTGTTACACAGTTTCAGGCGCAGGCTTATCGTGAGCTACTGCCAGCCACTGGGCCTGTTCGTACTGCTGTTGTTGGTGCGCAGAATGAAATGCTTGTTAAGCAATCTGAGCGCGTCAAAGATTACATGAATTATATGATTACTTACGAGATGGAAGAGTACGATCCTGAATTGGATCAAATGCTGTTTTATCTCCCAGTAATTGGATCGACATTTAAGAAAGTTTACTTTGATCCGCTCAAGGGGCGTGCGGTCAGTAAGTTTATTCATGCTGAAGATTTGATTGTTCCTTATGGCGCAACTGATTTGCTTTCTTCGCCGCGGATTACGCATCGTATTACAATGGATTCGAATGAGGTCCGTAAGCTACAACTTAACGGTTTTTACCGAGACATTGATTTGCCGAGTGAGTCTGAAAGCGATACGGCTGCGATGAGCGAAGTGGAAGAGTCCATTGATGACGTTCAGGGTATTCACCCTAGCGGCCCATCTGACGAATTGACCTTGTATGAGGTTCATACGTCTTTGGACATTGAAGGCTTTGAGGATATGGGTGTTAATGGCGAGCCAACAGGTTTGCGTTTGCCTTATATTGTTACGGTAGTTGCTGATAGTGGTGATGTTTTAGCGATACGCCGTAACTATTTAGAGATTGACCCAATGAAACGTGCGAAGCAGTATTTCGTGCATTACAAGTTTCTTCCGGGTCTTGGTTTTTATGGCTTGGGCTTAACGCACATGATTGGCGGTTTGGCGCAGGCTTCTACTTCTATTTTGCGTCAATTGATTGATGCAGGCACGCTCTCCAACCTTCCAGCAGGCTTTAAAGCCCGTGGCGCTCGTATCCGCGATGAAGACAATCCCCTTCAACCGGGTGAGTTCCGCGATATTGATGTGGTTGGAGGCACCCTGCAAGGCTCTTTGATGCCACTCCCCTTCAAGGAGCCTTCAGGGACGCTTTATAACCTTCTAGGAACGCTTGTAGACGCTGGACGTAGGTTCGCATCTATGGCTGACATGAAGGTTGGTGAGATGAGCGGTGAGACGCCCGTTGGCACCACGATGGCGATTATGGAGCGCGGCACAAAGGTTATGTCTGCGATTCACAAGCGTTTGCATTATTCTCAGAAAGTAGAGTTTAAGCTACTTTCAAGGATATTTGCTGAGACTGTTCAGTCTTATCCATACGCGGCTGATATGCAGATGGGTCCAGAAGTCTTTGTGCAAGATTTTGATCAGCGCATTGATGTATTGCCTGTGTCTGATCCAAACATCTTTTCGATGTCTCAGCGCATTGCTTTGGCGCAAACTGAGTTGCAGTTGGTTCAGTCAAATCCGCAGATTCATGGTGGCCCACAGGGTTTATATCAGGCGTATCGTAAAATGTACGAAGCGTTGGGCGTTAATAACATTGACGCAATACTTCCACCTCCTCCTCCACCCCCTCCTCCTGCTAATCCTGCAAAGGAAAATCAGAATGCACTGATGGGCGTTCCGTTGCAGGCATTTCCAGAGCAAGATCATCAGGCGCATATAGAGACGCACATGGCGGTTATGTCTACTCCAGCTATGGAGCTTAACCCGCAGGCGATTATGACGTTGCAGGGGCATATTCAAGAGCATATTGGCCTTATGGCAGAGGCGCAGGCGCAGCAGGAGATTATGTCTCAGATACCTCCAGAGCAAATGCAGATGATGCAGCAGCAAGCACAAATGATGCCTCCACAGCCCGGTCAACCTCCTGCTGATCCTATGATGCAGTTTAAGCCGCAGATAGATGCGCGTGCTGCTGAGATTATTGCGGAGATGACAGAGCAATTGGCGCAAGCGGTAGCTCCCCCGCCACAATCTGATCCACTTGTGGATATCCGAAATCAGGAGCTTCAGTTAAAAGCTGCTGACTTACAGCGCAAGCAATCTGAGTTTGAAACAAAGCAAGAATTTGAGCGTGAAAAAGAACGCAATGACGTTTTGACCGCGCAGCAAAGAATTGATGTTTCTGAAGCTGCATTGGCTGACAAAACTAGGGTTGCAGAAGAGCGCATTCAAACGCAGAGGGATATAGCTGCGTTAAACGCTAGAGAGAAAGGTCAGTAACATGGCATCGTCTATAAGAGAAAAGATGGCTGAACAGGAGAAAGCCAAGAAAGTTGCGCGGAGGAACGCTAATGCCGTTGAAGCAGGGGTCAAGCCAGCAGACAATCAGCCAAAACGTGTCGAAGCTAGTGTCGGAGGGGTATCCGCAAAAGCAAGCAGTAGCGATAGCGTTGAGCCAGTCCAAAAAAAGAAAAAAGCCCCCGTCAAGAAAAAAGCCAGTAAAAAAAGCTAAGGGTGGAATAGTTTCTAGGTACAGCAAATTATCCAGACCCCAGAAGTTCCGAGGTGTTTTCTGATTTTGTGGTAATTGTACTTGTGTTTCCCGCATAATCGCATACTATATGCTGTATGGACGCAATACATCTTGCAGATTATTTATACAAAAGCATACGCGAGCGCAGTGTGCGTCTTAAAGACAAGCTCGCGGATGGTTCGATACAAACTTTTGATGAGTATCGGTATTTAGTAGGTGAAATACGCGGCATGGCCTACGTCGAAGACGAATTGAGGACCGCGATGAAAGGTATAGAATACGCAGATGACTAAAAAGTTATTTGTGCCACAGCACGTTGCTAAAGCAGCGGAAAAGGCCATAAAAGGTGCAGGGGCAATGCCCAAGCCTATCGAAAACGCGTTCGGCAAAGGCGCGGAAAACAAAAACGAAGACGATCCATCTAAGATGGAGGCTTCTTCCCTTGAGAGACTGCCACAGCCTACGGGCTATCGCGTTCTTATCATCCCTTATTACCCTAGTGAAAAGACAAAAGGCGGTATTATCGTTCCTGATCAGGTTCGTGAGCGTGAATCTTTTGCTACGGTAGCAGCTTATGTCGTGAAACTAGGCCCCGATGCCTATATGGACACCCAGAAGTTCCCAAATGGTCCTTGGTGCAATGAGAAAGATTGGGTTCTTATAGGAAGATATAGTGGAAATAGGTTCAAAGTGGAGGGACTTGAGGTTCGTATCATAAATGACGATAACATTATTGCTACGATTCTTGACCCGAAGGACATTTCGTATGTATAAGGTAATTGAGAGCAAGGAAAATGGCTATGTCTGAAGACATTCGTGAAAACGAGGAGCTTGAGAGCAATACCTCAGTCGAACTTGATGATGATCAAGACGATCAGGTTATTGAAGTTTCATCTGACGATGATGAGACAACCCGAACAAATGTTCGGGAAAAATCATCTGGTGATGACGAATTAGAAAATTACAGTGATTCCGTTCAGCGTCGAATCAATCAATTAACCGCAAAACGTAAGCAAGCTGCTGAAGAGGCGCATGCCGCGGTTCAGTACGCGCAGCAAATGCAGCAAGAAAACGCTGTTATGCGTCAGCGACTTGAAAAAATGAACCAAGGCTACAACACTGAAGCCGAAGGTCGTTTGAAAGCTCAAGAAGCCCAAGCTAAGAAAGCTATGGCAGAAGCGTATGAAGCGGGTGATTATGAAAAAGTAGCGAATGCGCAGCAAGCAATCTCCAAGATTGCCATTGCTCAAGAGCGTGTTCGTGTTCAAAAAGCCAAAATAGTGCGGCAACAGCAAGTAGCTAAACAACAACAAGCTCAACCACAAGCGGCCCCTCCACAGCAGCAGGTCCCGCAACGACAAGCGGCTCCTGATCCCAAGCTGGAGAAGTGGTTGGGCAAAAATCAATGGTTTGGACAAGATCGCCTTATGACGCGAGCAGCCCAAGCTATTCATGAACAATTGGTATTAGAAGAGGATTTCGATCCTACGAGCGATGATTACTACAAAGAAATCGACTCTCGTATGCGTAGAGAAATGCCTAACAAGTTTCAGGGGAAACGGTCCAACGCTCAGACCGTTGCTCCTGCGTCTGGTAACGGACGGTCAGTAAAGTCAGGGCGGAAAAAGGCGGTGGAATTAACACCGGGTCAAGTGGCATTTGCGAAGAAGATGAGGATTCCCCTCGACAAATACGCAAAAGAAGTCGCAAAATTAGAAAATCGGAGTCAATAACATGGCAAACAGGACACCACGCGAATCAAACACGCGGGAACGCTCAGAGCGTTCAATGGAATGGCGACCCGGTTCTGCCTTGGAAGCTCCAGAACCTCCTCTCGGTTATAAACACCGTTGGATACGCGAATCTGTAATGGAATTCGACGATAAGACTAACGTACATAAGAAACGGCAAGAAGGCTGGGACCTCGTTCGCGCTGAAGAGTATCCCGATTATGTAGGGCCTGTAGTAGATGAGGGACGTAACGCTGGCACCATTGGTGTTGGTGGTCTTGTTCTCGCTCGTATCCCTGTCGAAATGGCTGATCAGCGGAATAAACACTATCAAGGTGTTTCTCAAAATCAACTGGATGCAGTGGATCGTGACTGGATGCGTGAAAACAATTCAGCCATGCCAAAACTTGCTCCGCAACGTAAATCTTCCGTATCCTTTGGAATGAAGGGACGCGGAAACTCTGAAGGAGAGTAAAGATGTCTAATCAAGACGCTGCTTTCGGCCTTCGCCCAATCAAAACGAGCACAAGCTCGCAGAGACAAAATCGCTACCGTATTGCCTCCGGGTATAGCACAGGTATTTTCCAAGGCGACCTAGTAACGGTTGCTACAGACGGAACAATCACTCGTGTACCTGCTGGTAACACAGATTTGATTTTGGGCGTATTTAACGGCTGTTCATATGTAGATGCTAGTGGTGATATTATCTATTCAAACTATTGGCCTGCAAGTGCAACTGGGACAGATATTTTCGCAAATGTCATTGATGACCCAAGTGCAACCTTTGAAATCCAAGCTGACGCTGCATTCCCTGTAGCTGATTTGTTTGGCAACTTTGACATTGTTGACGCGACAGCAGGAAGCACCGTAAGCGGTAATTCTCGCAGTGAGCTAGATGTCACAACGGGTGCGACGACTGCTGGTCTTCCACTTAAAGCAATCGACATTTCTCAGGACCCTGAGAATAGCGATGTAGCCACCGCGAACACTAATGTGATCGTAAAAATCAACAACCACCTGTTCAGTGCTGGCACTGTGGGTCTAGCATAAGGAGACTGAGTTATGGCTATTTCACGTTCACAACTCGTTAAGGAGCTAGAGCCGGGTCTTAACGCTCTGTTCGGCATGGAATATGACCGCTATGAAAATCAACATGCGGAAATATTCGACACTGAATCTTCAGACCGTGCGTTTGAAGAGGAAGTTATGCTCGTCGGATTTGGGAATG